CTTCTGCTGGACACCGGCAACCTGACTGCGTTCCACCAGTCCATCGGTTCGCTGACTCTGCTCGACGACTACCGTCGTTGGCGTGACCGGGTGTTCATCAACGAACTCCTGAAAGCTGTTTCTAAGGGTCAGGCTTCTGACAGCCAAGGTGGTTACTACTACCCTGGCGACCTTGCCGTCGGTTCGCTGACCTACACCAACGCCGAGCAAGCTAAGTTCGACGTTAAGGATGACCTGCTCCGCGTGGTTAAGTCCATGCGTAAGCGGAACGTCCCCACCTATCAGGACGGTTTCTATCGCTGCGTTTGCGATCCTACCTTCCTGATGCACCTGCGTCAGAACAGCGATTTCCGCGAGGTCGCTCGTTATCCTGGCAACGGTCAGATCAACCCCCTCATGTCGGGTATGCAGCCCAACGCTGCTATCTACATGGGTCAGGGCTTCGGTCAGGCCACCTTTGTGGCTGGTGAGCCCATCATGCCCACCGGCTTCGTGTTCGAAGGCGTTCGCTTCTTCGAATCCACCAACATGCCTTCTCAGTCGCAGACTGCCACCATCGGTGGTAGCGCCGCTTCTTATGAGAGCGCTATTGGTATGTTCTTCGGTCCTCAGAGCGTGGGCGTCGGCATCGGCGGCAACAACGCTCAAGTGCTGCTGAACAACAATGACGACTTCAGCCGTTTTATCATGATGATTTGGAGCCTGTACGCAGGTTTCGAACTTCTGAACGCTGATTTCGCCACCATCGCGTACTCCTTTAACGCCTGAGGAGGTAACTAACGATGGCAATCAACCCTAATCAGATTCAAGTTTCCAAGATCTACCCTGGAAACTACACCAACGTTCTGCGCTACTGGCACGAGACTAAGTCCGTGCCCAACATCAGCGCAAACGGCACTGCAGAAACTCTGACGAACCAGCCTGTTGGCGGTCCTGTCGGCGTTGTGTTCCAGCCTGGCTGGATCGCTCAGCAGGCTATCGGTTATGTGGACCTGTCTTACCAGGCCCTCGGTTCCGTTAACCAGCTTGAGTACTACGCTCAGCCCTATGGCTCTGGTCTGAACGGCTCTAACGCAGCCTTCAGCAGCGCCAACGTGATCATCCCTTCCCCGGATTATCACAAGGATGTGCGCACCGACATAGCAAACGGTATCACTGTGCCTTCTGGCGCTTATGTGTACCGTGCTTCTCTGCGTGTCGACGGCGGCGATGTGATCAGCAGCGGCGTGGGTGGCGGCAGCGCTACTCCTCAGCTGTCGCTGGCCTCCGCTATGAACCAGGGCATCCGTAGCGACGGCACTGTGGTGTCCGGTCAGTTTGCTGTGTCCATCACCGGTTCCAACAGCCGCATTCAGAACGGCAGCGTCAATTCGGTTAACATTATTAACTCGAATAACCTGTCGGCTCTGACTGCTGATACCACCTGGGAACTGTATGCCACTCGGAACCTTGGCGGTGTTGCCGCTTCCGGTCTGACTCTGGCTTCCGGTACCTACGATCCTCGCGCTCAGGCTGGCCGCCTGTCCGCTAAGAACAAAGCTCTCGCTATTTGCGAACTTTGCTGGATCGTTCCCGACTGCCCTCCGAAGCGCGACGACGTGGTGCTTCAGCCCGCAGGCGTGGTGGAATCCTCCATCTACACCTCCACCGTGCCCTCCTGATAAACTCAGAGAGCGAACCACGGGATCCCCTCTTCGGAGGGGATTTTTTTTGTCAATACATCCCGCGCATTAAGTCGGACGTAGGTAGGGGAGCTTCAATTTTTCTGAGTCGATCTCTGGCTTCCTGCATCAGTCGGGCTTTTTCTGCGTCAATTTTTCCTTCGACAATCTGTTCTACAAGTTGTTCTGTGTACATGCTCGGGTTTATGGTCCTGGCTCGTGCGTTTAAGTTTTTAATGATTTCGTTTTTACTAAGCCCGCTTTGACCCAGAGCGCTGAGTATCGCCGGGTCAGTTGCTAGCTGAGTCAGCTGTGGAATAGTCTCTGCGCCACCAAGTACGAGCGATGTAGCTATTTCCGCTGCTGTGTTGAGCCCAGCCGCCTTTTCTTTTTTGGGGGAAGGCTTGGGGGAAACGATCATCTCCACGGGTAATCCGATGCCGACATCGGGAGCTACCGCATATACTTTCTGTAGTATGCTGCGTACAGCAGGAACTTGCTGAGCAAATCTGAATAGATTAAATGGATTCGGCATCTTGACGGAACTTTTTTACATTCTAACTTTGCTCTATACTGCGCGAAAGTCGTATCTCTATGATGACTGCCACCGTGACCCAACCAGATGTTACGTACATTCCTAGCGGAGTCAAGGTCGACATTTTAAGCACTCACGATGACGGTGAGTACTTCATGGTTCGTTCGAAAACCACAGGAAAAGTATTTTTCGCTCATAAAAATCAGATTGATCAGAAGTCTGAGGATTCTAAAGATGAGAACGGGGACGCAAAACCCGTTAAGGCGCGACGCGGTCGACAGGTCGTCAAACCTCAGGTCGCAGCTCCAAACCGCTTCAACCTGAACGCCGCTACGCCCGAGCTTTTAACTCAGATCCTTCCCGGCGTGGGTTTGAAAACCGCTACCGAAATCATCGAACTTCGTATGTCGCTGCCTGGTGAGCGCTTCACTAAATTGGAGCAGCTTCGCCAGTTGAAGCACGTTAATTGGGATGAGATCCTTAGCGATTCGATTTACGTTGAGTGATCCAGTAGTAAATAAATAAGGATTACAATAGGGTTACTGTAGGCGTCGGTAGTTGTGGCTCAATTAACGCAGCAGGAGCTAGAGCAGCTACAAAGTTATTTAGCTCAGCAGGGCGTTGTATTTCAGCCTGATACTACTGACGCCACAAAAAGAGAAGTAGTTTACGCAGCTGTTAATCAGCTAACGCGTAATCCTGCTCAGGTTTTTGGTTATAGACTTGACGACTTTAACTTCAGTCGTGTTGCATATCATTTAGGGTACAATATCGCTACTGTTCCTGCTGGCGATTACTCTCGCTTACTTGAAGCATGTAATGCTATTCCCAGTGAGTTTTATTACGACAAAATTATCCAGCAAGTAGAACGTTGCGAGGAAGCAGAGCGTTTAACTGAATTAGCAGCAGGGCGAGCCACTAACCGGCAGGAGACAATCCTCGGTGACGTTAACCGTTCTATCAATATCCAAGACAAGACAGAGGTCGCCAAAGTTTGGCGCCAGAACTATTTGTTTGAGACTGGACGTTTAGCCGAGATGCTCTACGTTCCTAACTACAAAGACCCCGTGGCGTCACGTTACAGATTCGAACGTAGTGGTGCAGAGTTTATTCAAGCTATACCTGGACCTCCGGATGTGTCTCGTGCGGATCGCCTATATTTCTTTGCTGATTGGCGCTAATATGTACTCAGGTTAGGATTCTGGGATGTCTTACAGCTCACAGGCAGAGGCCGTTAAACGCCTACTTAATCAGGGGCTGTTGTCTCCCGAGCAAGCGTCGCAAACGGTAAGAGCACTGGTAGAAGGCGGCTTGCGGATGATTAATAATTTAATTCCCGATGTACCTGCATCTGCTACACGTCGGGGCACAGTTCAAGTTGCTCCTGTCCAGGGCGGCGGTACTCAGCTTCGGTTACCTCTAACCCAACCCGGTAGAGGTGCTCAAGCTTATTCTCCCGCTAAATCCAGTACTCCTCAAGCTGCAGCAGAGATTCAAAGCGCAAATCGTGCTCTACCTGCCGAATCAGCAGCTCAACGTAACCAGCGTTTGCTTGAGCAGGCTCAAGAATCTCGCTTGGTGATGCAGCCCACGGGCGGCGTACGTGCTGGAATGGGTTCGCCTGAATTTTCTGAGTATGTGTTCGGACGGGCTCGTACCCCGCGAACTGTTTCGACCACTGCCGCTCCTGCTGCGACTCAACCTCAGGCACCCGTCCCCGCGTGGGCTCGTGCCCAACAACTACAGATCGCTGATCCTCAGGTCTATCAGGCTGTTCGCCAGATTGCTGAATCCACCGCTCGGGAGCGAGGCGTTCGGGCTGACGATGTGATGGAAGCCCTGTTAAGTCCTGAAGGTACTCAATCAGGTCTGCTTCGCACGCTTAGTGCATCCGGTGAGATGGATCCTTCAGGCGGCGGCCGTATGGGCGTCCCTAATGCAGCCGCTTCGGCAACTCAAGGTCCTTCCGGGGCGTTAGCTCGCACCGGCGGTTTAGCCGCGAATACTCAAGAAGTTATCCCCGCAACCGTGTACGAAGTGACCGGGCAACAAAAGGTTCCTCTTGAAGGGGATGTTTTGAGGATGCTCAACGAACTTGGCGGTGTTCGCACGATTGATCTGCGGCAGGCACTTGCCACGCCTGACTTTATTCGTGCGATGGGTTCGCAGCTTGCTGATTTTGCTGCAGGTCCTGTTGCTGCCGATGTGGCTGAAGCCGGCGCTGCTGCCGGTCGTCGCGTTCCCCTCGCACCTTTTGTCGGCGGCGGAATGCTCGGTGGTTTAGGGCTCGGCGCCTATATGTCGGAGCGCCAAAACCAAATTCCTGGTTTTATTGAACCGAGCGCTCCCGGCGAAACGATGCTTGGGGCTCCCACGGCGACACCTGAAGCCGGAGCCAATCTCCCTGCTGTAACTGGCAGCCCCGTCACTCAGCCTGCTGCTCCTATTGCTGGTTCTACAAACGCTATCCCCGGAACTGTTAATCCCAGCTCGCTTACTCAACCAGCAGCTCCTGTAGTTGCACCTCCTCGCCTTGCCGGCGGAGGTTCTCCCGCAGCCGCCCGCCCCGTGGTTAGTGCGACTGGCGCGGGTGCGGTTGTGCAGCAAATGAACGACGGCGATTCAAATTATCGTCAAGCTGTTCAGAACGCATCTCAAGCGTTGCGTCAAGACGCCACTCAGTACGGTCCTGGACAAGCCGGTGCTTTCTATGCAGCACAGCAAGCTTACGCTCGTACCCCCGGTCGCTCGCAAGAAATCATCGGTTCACTGAAGCAGATGGGCGCCCCCGCTTCTGTCGGGATTGAATCGGAGGCTAATTTTGAGACTTGGGCGCGGCGAAATCCTGACCTCGCCTATCGCCTGCAGCTTCAAATGCAGCGCCGTGGCCCTAGCCAGCAGATGCCCACTGCCCAAGGTGTGCAGGTAGGCACGAGTTTTGGCACTGATTTCAATCGGAATGCCGTCGGTCAATCCCGTGCAGCGGCTGAAAATGCTGTTACCGGGAAACAAGGCGCTGCCGATATCGCGGATGCTTTGCGTCCTCAGGCTTACGCCACGATGCAAGCGCCCCGTAGCGCTATGTACGCGGGTTACTGATCTGTCCCTCTTTAGGTGAAGACCTATGACCACTAGCTTCTTTGATCTGGGAAGAGACCTTCGCCCTGATGCCTTCTCGGCTACGTCTATTCCTTCTTCTTTTGCCAGTCCCGTTTACGAAGTCGATCCGCTGGGCACTGCCTTCTCTGCAGCTAAGCCTGCTCTGGAAGGCAGTCCAACAAAGCCAGGTTCAGAAAGTCCGTTCGCTAATGCCTGGTTTGGCGGTGCCCTGCTACTGGAGGGCGTGAACAACGCGATCCGTAGTTACCGTGGATTGGACCCCGTCCCCGGCATGGCGGGCACGATGATTCAGCAGTACATGGCGCAACAACGCGACGACGAGCGTTTGAACAAACTGTTGGACCGCCTGTCTCCGAAGGGAGCCCAAGATGTACTCACGGCCGCTGTAGCTCCCGCCATTCTTAAAACGGACAATCCTCTGCGAGGAATCGGCGGTTCGGCTTACGGCCAAGCTTAGTAAGCATTATTTAATACGGAGCGCAACCAATGGCCTCAACCTCAACAAACAAGCAGCCCTGCTTAATTGATCGTCCTTTTCTTCGGGGCGCTCGTATCACAGCATCGACTGGTCGATGCGATCCGACTAACCCCAACCTGACGGATCTGATCCAACTCGTCCGTGTGGGCGATCTTCCTTCGGAAGACGGGGCCTTGGTTGAGGACATCACTATTGTCAGCAACGAAGATTACCCCGACAACAGCGGTGTCCGTACTGCCGATATCGGTCTGTACGTCTACATGCCGAACCAGGCTGCTCCGTCGACTTCTTCCGCCTTAATGGTCGGTCGTTTTGAGGTTGGTTTAAGCGGCTCAACTTTCGGTATCCCTTTGGGTATTCAGCTGCCCGCCGTAATGGCTCCAGTGCCTCGGACAGGGGACACGAATATTATCGGCCCCATCCAAATCGGTAAAAACGAGGGTCTGTATCTCGAAAAAGGGTACATCCTTTGCGCCGGTTATATCGGAATCGGCCCTGCTGGTGCCTCTGGTGTCCGGGCTTCTGGTGGTCTAAGCGCTTCTGGTATTACGATTTTGGCTCAAGGCGGATTCTATTAATCTGTTATGGGACGCCGTAAAGGATCTGATGACTTTGGGTTCAGACCCTTCGGAGCTAACGCAAAAATACCTGCCGTTCCTGATGTAATTGGAGCGGATAAGCCTACGCAACTAGGGCGACCTTTACCGTTTGAGCGTAGGTTCCGACCCGCTGTTGGAACTAAGAACTTCAGTGTTCTTAGTGATTACGATTATGCCTCCCTGTGGTGTCGTTGGCGCCGTGGCTACGAGCTGTCAATGTACAGCCAAGAGGCGTACGACGGTTTAAGTTACAGCTTTAAGTATTACGTTTCTGGTACGCCTGGCGTCGGTATTTACCTGCCAGGTATTGCCTTTATGTACCCGACTACGCGTGCAGACATGCGCATGTGGATGGTCGGCATTCGGCCTAGAGATTCATTTAACTTCTTAGATTTTGGTTTTTCGATTGTCAGCGTAACTGATTACGACGCCACTACTTATGCCGTTCGGTTGAGTTCACGCTTCGGCGCACCTATTTCCTTTTTTACAGGTGAAGTTCTTTCCAATCGATATACGGCGAGCGGTACCCCGAAGCAATTTGGGTATAACAACTACACGGTTACCGCCGTGGGATTCAACGGAGTTCCTTTAACACCTACTTACGCTCCTATTTTCAATACCCTTTTCCTCTCCCATGCTGAGGATAAAAGTTGGTCTGTTGTTGACTCAAACACTCTGGCTGTGCCTGCTACTGGTCCGCCGGCTGTTGGTGAATTCTTGACTACTGAGATGAGGGCTCAGTGTACGTGCCCTGATTTTCTTGGTAGGGAAGGTTTTAATCTCTATGATCACAGTCTCCGTATGCGCTACCCGTATACGAAGATTCAGAACATGGCACCCGGTTCTTACGATGCGGGTCCGGATCAAAATCCTCGAATCGTTGACTCTTTAGATAATCCAGGTTTTGCTCGTTCTTTTGGTTTTATATATCTAAATGAGATTTACAACATACCTAGTTATACCTCTGCTGTTTATTCGGATCCTAATTTATTTTATTATCAGCCTCGTTGGTGTAAACATATTTACGCTGCTATGTGGGATCTGCAGCGTAAGTACAACCAAGAAAATGCAACGTCACCGTGGCTACCTCAGCCTAATGACGAGCCTATGAACGAATGGTATCGAGAAAAATTCGATATCGACCTAAAAAAACAATTTGAGTTTCTCAAAAGAGAGCGCGATCTGCGCTGGTGGCAGCGTTATTCGCCAGCCAAAGACGATATGCCCACTCAGATGATGTATCCAAATATGTACAATATGATGTCTAAAACGTTAAATGCTGGCGATATAGACAGCTTGGGGGCGCTCCAAGCACCTAACTTTGAGATGTTTACGTTAAATGAATTTGATCCCTTTGCTCCTATCGACTACACAAATTTAAATTCTTATGACGAGGGTACATACGTTAATGGTGTTCGCTCATCTACCCCACCTTTAACGCTTGACGGCGGTACTTATACTAATGGTGTTCTAAATCCGCCTCCAGGATTGCCGATTAACGGCGGCGTTTATTCGTAATGACATCTACTCCAGTTAACCTTTTACATTTACGTTCCGTTCAGTCTTCGGATAGACCTACTCCGGCAACTTTACAGCTCGGTCAGCTAGCTCTGTCGTACGGCACTACTGATCCGGGTCTTTATTTCGAAGATTCTGCAGGGGCGATTCGGAAAATTGGACCGAATCATTACGCAACAACTGCGCCGAATGCGACCCCTTTAGGTCAGTCTGGTAATTCTGTCGGCGAAACTTGGATAGATAGTTCTAGTTCGTCGTATTACATGAAAGTGTGGACTGGTTCCACCTGGCAAAAAGTCGGCGCAGGATTTGCCGATTCGGCTAATACCGCAAACTCCGCTACTACAGCAACGACAGCGACTACAGCAACGACAGCGACTACAGCAACAGTAGCCGCTTCCAGTGTCGTAGCTTCAGGCATTGTTGTGAACACGTCTTTGCCTGGAAGTGCGCCACAAGGCACATTAATTTATAGAGCGGCTGCGCCTTCTGGATTATTTATTTACGTAGGCACCGCGTGGGTACCCGCCGTTTAATCTCTGAGAGTGCTCTTGATAAACCACGCGGATTTAAACGAGTCATCGACCAACTGCGCAGCATAGTTCTCTACGTCAGGGGCTTCAACTTTACGGGCTAAAGAACCCAGATCTTTTGCCTGCATTCCGAAGTCTTCTATGTTTTTTAAATAAGTTATTAACATATCGCGTGTCTCATAAGACCTACAGGGTTTAAACCCTTTGTACGCCGCAAGAAGACCTTTTTGACACATAGGCATCAGCGTATCCATCGTCCGTACGAATTCGCTGAGTTTGTCAAAGTGGTCTATATGTAGTTCGTACTCTTTTTTCAAAAACTTGTGTAGAGGGAGAAAAAGAGGCCCTTCTACATTCAAATGAGTCAGGTGTGCTTGTACGTAAAGCTGATGCGAATAAGAGGCCAGAGCCACAAGATTCAGGAGTAAATCCTGTAACTGCGGCTCCGGTTCAACCGAAACGATACGCTGCTCCGCTTCCGTGGGAACTAAATCGGAAACCGGAGTCGATGTAAACGCTTCGGTGTAAGTCATCGTTTAGATCAGGCAGCGATAGCTGCGCTCTCTACTTCATCGTTTTCTACTGTAGCCGAAGAAGCTACATTATTCAGGTAGTTTTGGAGTGCGTCTTTGTTGATACGGTAGAGAGACTTGGCGCCGGTAGGTTGCAAGTTCACGTAGATATCGCGAGGCCAGCCGCCAGGGTTGTTGGATTCGGTCAGTGCGATGCGCTTACGCACAAACCCGCTGGAGCAGTTAAGAAATTCTGCGGTCTCTGCGATCGTGAGGAGGGTCTTGCCTTCAAACATCTGCCGTGTGAATGAGGATGGCTTAGCAATGATAACGAGGTGCTTGCGCTTTGTAAAGGTAAATTTTCGGTTTACAGATTCTCTTTATATTGTTACAGAGCGCACCAGTTACCTTAAAACGCACGTTAATAATCGGGTGTAGGATAAATTCAGAGTTAGACTCACCGCGATGGTCGGTTCTGGCGACGAAATGCAAAACCTGCACTGCGGCCTCACCTTAGAAGACGAATTTGTTTTAACTCGGATCCGAGCTAAAGCTAAATCTATAGCTAATCGTACTGAAAGAGATCAGTTCTTTTGGGTTATGATTCTTAAGTTTATGTGTAACGAACGTGCCTATAAAACAGTAATGAAGCAAATCGGTGTAACAGTAGACACGAACATACAGCTCTTCGAGGATTCCGAAGATTCGGTAGACTGATTAAATAAATAGTAAACAGATGGCGCTAGATAATCCGCTGACTAGGCAGTGGTTGGATCTCATCGCCTTCGCTGAAGGTACAGATCCGAATCGCAGCGGCGGCGGATATCGGACTATGTTCGGAGGTGGACAAGCTTCGAGCTTAGAAAGACATCCTGACACAGTCGTACGCACTAAAGGATTTCCTCGGGGTAGCGCTGCAGCAGGACGCTACCAATTTATGCCCGGCACTTGGGGCGGGGCAGCTAAAGCTTTAGGTCTGAATCGTTTCGGCGAACAAGAACAAGATTTAGCAGCGATTTATTTGATGAAGCGCCGTGGTGTTGATCCCACGCGTGATCCTGTAACCGCTGAAAATATTGCGAAGTTGGCTCCTGAGTGGGCCAGTTTACCAACACTACAAGGAAAGAGTTATTACGGACAACCGGTTAAATCTTTAAGTCAGTTATATAACGTTCTTAGAATTCCTGAGGGCAGTGTGCCTTATCAGGTAAATGAGCAGACTGCAGCTCCTACTGTAAATCTACCTCGTTATGACTTTAAAGGTAAATTAAAAGATATTGTGCAAGAGTATGCGTTGTCTGGGGCTGGACAAACACAGCTAGGCGATACTAAAGCTGCTCAAGTGTATTTGGAAGCAGCTGAGGCGATCAAAGCAGATCCGGAAAAGTACGGTGAAGAGGGGTTGTCTTTGGCCACGCAGTATCAAATGAAAGCAAATGAAGCTTTATTTTTAGGTGGTTCTCCTACGCCCAACGACCCTACAAAATTAGTCATGGATATTTTGGGGGCTAAAGCTGCCCAAAAATCTTTTGATCAGGGACAAGAAGCTAAAGAAGCAGCGTTAAATCGACAGATAGCTGCTACCTCTCCTTCTGCTGTGTCGTCTGTTGATCCGAATGCGGCGTTCATTTCGACCGTCGAATTAGGAAAAGCGTTACAGCGTAAATACGGACCTACCGGTTTAAGGATCGGAGAAAATCCGGCTTTTGGCCGCGTGGGTAAGCACAGCCCCAATTCGTTACATTACGCAGGCCGTGCCCTGGATATTACAGATTGGGGCGGAGGAGATTGGAAAGCACGAACTTCTCAATTAGGGGAGCAGTTACGTCGTGCACTTCCAGGAGCTGAGATTTTCCATCCTGGGTACGACCCCGTCGGAGGGCATCATGAGCACATTCATCTTGGCTTACCGGAAGGAAAAATTCCTGTTACTCCAGAGTTACTAAAGATCATCAGTTGATTGGTATACTTAATTTAGGGATTTTATTGGTATGGGCGCTTCTCCTCAGCAACAGGCTCTTGAAAATGCACAAGCCTCTGTCGAAGAGGCCGTCAAACAAGGTAAAAAATTAGCCAAGGATCTACGCCAGCGTGGGGGTAAGTATCGTAATTGGACTGGCGATGTTCAAGAAGATATCACCAGTTACTTAGGGGAAGGGCAAGATCCGGCGTCTT